GAAACGTGGGCGGGTGTCGGATTTTTGGTCTCTCGAAGTATTGCTGACGATATACCGACCAGAGAAGCAGCGAAGATGATTCGGCAGGGTCTAGGATTAAACCGTCCACAAGCAGCAGCCTTGTTAAAGTATAGGGAAGGTCTCTCACCTCTCTTGAGTGTATCGGCGCGGGATGCCGCGATTCAGAAGTTTATCCAAAAGAAGATCCGGATTCGCGCGATGATGATCGCGAGGACCACGGTACTGGATGGTCTGAACCAGGGGATGCTGAATTCCTGGCAGCAAGCACAGAAAAAAGGGTATCTCGGAAAAAAAGCAAAAATAAGATGGAGGACAAACGTTGACGGGTGTTCGATCTGTTTGCCGCTTAACGGTAAGACTGCGCCGCTTAACGGGTATTTTACGTTTTCTCTTCCTGGCCGACTCAAGCAACCGATTAAACATCCGACCGCGCATCCTAATTGTAATTGTAGTATTGAGGCTATCCCTTGACACCTTTTCATCGTTCACTTATTCTACAGGAGCATTTTTATGAGCTTGAAACCCGTTTTAGATTCCCTTGACCAGGTCCTGCCAGACTTACGCCAGCACTACGTCTCTCAAGGCGATAAGTACATCCTAGATATGGAGGGTGATCCGCAGGGATTTGTGTCGCGTTCGTCACATGTGGAAATGCAAAACAAAGTCGCTGAGTTTCGAGATTCTAATAATACGTTAAAAATACAACTAGAAGACGAGGCGGAGAAGATGAAAGCCTACGAAGGCATTGACCCTGTACAAGCGAGGGCCGCGCTTCAGTCGACCGCAGAACTAAGCAAGAAAGGCGTAAGGAAAGCGGCAGACGTTGATTCAGCTGTCAGCGCTGCGCTGCAAGCCTTTAAAGATACCGAACTGACTCCCCTCAGAAAATTACTGACGAATGAGCGCGAAGCACGACTAGAGGCTGATAAGAAAGTTTCACAGGCGACCTTAAAGAATGAGGTGCTGAAGAGTTTTCGCGCTGCGGGTGGCCAGGACCAAGCGTTAGACTTTGTAGTAAATCGGGCGGGTGAAGTGTTTCAGGCTAACGGCGACGGGCAATTAAAAGCGAAAGCTGGTGCGTATTCGACAGAAAACCCAGGAGAACCGCTAACACTCACTGAGTGGATGCAAACACAGACTAGAGATATTTCGTTTGCGTTTAGTAGTTCGAACGGAGGCAGTAGTCGTCACGGAGATGGTAATAGTCAAGCTATTCCGTCCGGTGTAAAGACTCTGACTAATCCCTCGCCGTTAGAGCTAGGGAAGTACGGCGCGGATATCCGTGCTGGTAAGGTCGTAATCCTCGATGAATGACTAGTTAGACACCCACCAGAAACACGATGTGCTCGGGGAGCGGATCGTGTTTGAGTCTGTCACGGGGTGACAGTCCCAGCCTCCAGGGGAAGCTGCCTGACGTATTAGTAATTTTTAAATAAGGAGTTTTTTATTATGGCTGGAACAATGGTGACGACTAACATCGTCCAGACGGCGGTTGCCATGGGGCTTGCCGCATTGCGTGAACACATCGTCCTTCCTAAGATTGTCAACAGAAGTTACGAAGAGAGGATCGGACCGGGCCAACGTCAAGGCTCGACGGTCAATGTTGCAGTCCCCAGTGCCATCACTACTCGTAGTGTGACTGCGGATGTCGTTCCACCTGCCGTGACTGCCGTCACGCCTACTTCAGTGGCCATTTCCTTATCGGAATGGAAAGAGGCACCCTTTGCGATGAGTGACCAGGCCATCTCACAGGTACAGCGTGCCATTATCCCGACCCAGATGACAGAAGCAGTGAAGTCAATTGCCAATACAATCGACAATTACATCTGGAGTCTACTGACAGCAGCCGAGAATCCGATTTATGGTTTTTCTGGCACGGCAGGCACCACGCCGTTTGCCAGTAACACCAGTCAGTACTTGGACGCTCGGGCCGTTTTGAACAACCAGCTCGCACCGCTCGACAACCGTTTCGTGATTTTGGATGCGGATGCTGAAGCCAACGCCCTCGGATTGAGTGCCTTTGCTGATGCGAGTGCTTCGGGCAGTCGAGAAACCATCGTCGAAGGTGATGTCGGATATCGGCTTGGCGCTCGGTGGCTCATGAGTCAGAACGTCCCGACACATTCAACCACTGGCGCAGGAACTGTGCTTGTGAATGACGCCAGTACAGCTGTCGGTGACACCACGTTGACTTGGGATGGCGGCGGGACAGCCCCTGCCGCAGGTGACATCTTCACCGTGGCAGGCGATACTCAGACGTATGCCGTTAAAAGTTCGACGGCGACGGTCATCACGATGTCACCCTCAGCACAAGTGGCTTGGGCTGATGATGCGGCGGTTACTTTCAAATCTGACTACGTAGAGAACGTGGTCATCCACCGAGATTGTATTGGTTTTGCGATGGCACCGCTGCTGGAAACAGAACAATTTTCTGGTGGAAGTCTCCAAGCCACAGCCGTGGATGAAGATTCGGGATTGGCTCTCCGCTTAGAAGTGACCAGACAATATAAGCAGTATCAATGGGCGTTCGATGCCCTGTATGGTGGGGCTGTTGTGCGACCGGAGCTGGCCGCGTTTATTGCTGGCTAACTGATCGTTTTCTTGGAGCGTGCTCCTCGGCTGGGGCCGATATCAACCCCGAATCGGTTGAGGAGTGCGCCCGAAGATTTACAAGGAGGCGAACATGGCACAGATTCGAACACAAGTAGTAACACTGAAGAACGGATCATCGGCGGTCATTAATGCCGCAGATTTTGATCCAGCTCTGCATACCATCGGCAAACCCAAACCGAAAAAGAAAGTCAAGGCGAAAGGGAGGGCGAAGTAATGGCCACGGTCTTACCAAAACGCTCGACCAAGTTGCAAAGTATCGATCTCACAGCGATGGGTGCGGGCACGTTTACGAGTGACGAAGTCTCTATCCCGTATGGCGCGGATCTTGTCGCGGTTCAAAGTACTTTTGTGAGGGCGGGTGGCGGCACCACTACTGATGTGTTTATTCAGACCAGTCTGGATAATGGTTCGACGTGGATTGATATTATGCAGTTCGCTCTCGCCACAACCACAGCCACACGTGTATCCGCTGTAAAATCAAATATCGCCCTTTCGGCGAATACTACGCCGAGCGATGGCGCGTTGACAGATAACACCATCCTTGACGGGTTGATCGGCGACCGACTGCGTGCGAAAACGGTGGTGGTGGGGACGTATTCCGGCGCGTCATCGTTGACGCTGAATGCGATCATTAACTAATGGGGACATCAGCAATCGTTGCCACGGCAAAAAGTAGTTCGGCGAACAGCTACTGTACTCTGGCAGAAGCGGACCAGTATCAAGATGATCGACCTGCTGTTTCTACAACCTGGGCGGACGCATCTGAAAACAATAAGATACGCTCATTGTTGTGGGCGACAAAGTTAATGGAGGCGTTATTCACGTGGAACGGATACGCCAGCACCACCACGCAGGCGCTCGGCTGGCCGCGCATGGGATTGCTTGAGCGAATCGATGTCTCACTCGATAGTGACACCGTCCCTCAAGAGGTAAGGAACGCTCAATCAGAATTCGCTCGCCAATTGCTCGTGACCAACCGCGCCCAGGATTCAGATATCGAAAGTGATTCCATAAAAAGCATTAAGGCCGGATCGATATCTTTGGTGTTTGATTCCGACGCGGCGTATAACAAGGTCGTGCCAGATGCGGTGTATCTGCTCATCCCGCAAGATTGGTTCTCGTCCGTGCGAGGACGGTTAACCGGAACGCGGATGCTGGAGCGTGCGTCGTGAGTCTGGCCACGATTCTCCAGAACGGGATCTCGGTCGCCAATGTGATCACCACTTCACTACAAGCCACCATTACGCATGCGGCCTATGCTTCGGATGATGGATACGGGAAACCAACCTATTCAACTGGCGTCGAACGCACGGCGATTGTGGAGCGTCGACAGAAGTTTGTTAGAACCAACGAAGGGGAAGAAAAATTGAGTTTGGCAAAGCTCACGTTTCCCTATCCCGTCACGATCACGGAGCAAGACAAGATCACTCTCCCTGACTCTACGGTGATGCCGATTCTGAAAATTGACGGAGTGGTAGACCCAACCACGAATGCGGAATACATGGTCGAGGTTGAACTGGGATAATGTTTACCATCCGCGTCGCGAAAGTCACGCGCAATCTCAAAGGGCTTGAAGCCATGACACGGTTCGAGGCCGCTTCTGCTCTCTACCAAGAAGCGCTCGATGTGATGGCGGAGTCCATGCGGCGGACGCCGGTGGCGACGAGCACGTTACAGAAAACTCACCGGACCTCTGAACCCGTCTGGAAGGGGAATTTTGTGGAAGTCGCCATTACAGCAGGCGGACCGAAAGCTCCGTATGCGGTTCCGGTGCATGAGCGCACGGAAGTGTTTCACAATCCTGGGCAATCCAAGTTCCTAGAGAGTACCGTGTTAGAGTCGGCCCCGTTCTTACTCAAACGGATCGCATCACGGTTGAAGCGGGGATTGTTCTAATGGCGAACGTCCTCGATGATCTCGGCGTGCGGATTGCTACCGCGATCTCGGGGACGGTCGGGACGGACATTTTCAAGAGTACGCTACCGCCGTCACCTGATGCCGCCGTCGCATTGTATGAAACTGGCGGGTTAGCGCCAGAAAAACGGTTCGGCACTGCGGGCATTGAGTGGGAACGCCCAGCGGTGCAGGTGGTCGTGCGAGGCGCACCCAACGACTACGCGACACCACGGGCGACGATTCAAACCATCTACGAAAACGTCGCAGAGATCGAAACGGAAGACTTGAGCGGGACGCGCTACTACCTGAGCGAGCCAATGCAGAATCCCTTTGCGCTTGACGTAGATGAACAGGATCGGCCATCGTTGGCGTTCAATGTAATTCTCACCAAGGATAAGAACAGCTGATGCAATTACCTACCCCACCGCCACCGGTCAAGTCTGGCACGTGTGCCTGTGGCGCGGACCACTGGGCACCCGTCCTTGGAGGCAGAGAAGTCTGTATGAGGTGTGGCACAGATCGAGAGGCGAAAACATGAGTACAGCACGCTATCGCGCAACGGTGGAGTTAACGTATCCTTCGCCGGGAAGTTTGAAGGCCGTGCTCGCGGTGGGTGGGTTGTCAAAACTGACACCCGAGCAGCTGAAGACGATTACCATGAAACACGTGAAAGCGGGTGCGCTTGCTGATGGCATTCCGGAGACGTCGATCAAATGGCTCCTCAAGGATGGCATGATCACCAAAGTAGGTGAGTCGTCCGCCAAGACAGGGAAGGGGAAGAAATAATGGCCGCAGGAAAGTTCGGACCGTCGAGCGGGATTATGTTAATTGATGGTTACAATGTCCTGTCTAATAAAGTCACGGCACTTACTGAAAAAAATACTTCGGCCATGTCGGACGGGACGGGACTCGGGGACAGTGCCTATGAGACTTTCCCCGTCGGCATCACGACTAGCGAAGTGACACAAGAGGGAGGCTACTTCGACACGACCGCGCTGTACTCGCATGCCGCGTTTTCGGGCAGTATACCGACGTCTCCACAATCCACAGCGCGGGTGATGTGTCTTGGGTTTGCGGGACAGACAACCGGCTATCCGATGGTCGGGTATGAAGGGACATTTTCTGACAGCTATGAAGTCGTGGCGTCTCTCGGAGACTTACAGAAAGCCAACGTCACATACGCCATCACCGGCAAACGCAGCGCCGGCCTCATCTTGCAACCGTTAGCGGCTAAAACCGCCGATTGGAATACACAAAGCAGCTCGGTTGATAACTCGGCATCGTCAGCGAACGGCGGTGAGGGGTTCATACAGTGCACAGCAGCCACAGGATTCTCGGCGTTTGTCGGAACGATTCAACACTCGGCTGATAACATCTCGTTCGCTTCGTTGATAGATTTTAGTGACAACGTCACCGCACCTTTCGCAGAACGAAAGACAGTATCTTCAACCGTCAATCGCTACCTGGCATTCTCAGGAAATGTGACGGGGACAGGCTCGATCACAGTGTTCGCCGCGTTCGCTCGTGGTTGATAATTAGGAAAAAAAGGAGAAAAAAATGGCAGGAAAATACGGCCCAGCGAGTGTGACCGTTACGTTGGAGGATAGTCCTGGAGGCACCGCCAGGGCCTTAACTAATTTCATTTTGGAGGGTGTCTCAATTAAACCCGTGGCGGAGCTTATGAACACGACCGCGTTGGGGGATTCAGCGACCGAACAAACACCGACAGGTCTGACCACGATTGATAATATTACGCTCACAACCCTATGGGATACGTCAACAAATGCTACGCATTCCGTCCTCGGGACTATCGACGATTCACCCCAAGACGATGGCCGTGAGTTGATCGTGATTTTTGGGGACTCGAAAACTTTCACTTGTGACGTTCGACTGGTCAGTTCAGAGGTCCGCGCCCAAATGGGCAGCATACAAACTCTTGTCGCGGAATTAGTACCGACAGGCGCGGGCGTTTGGTCATAAGTTAACACAAGGAGAATGAACGATGGGACTCGTACTCGGACACACCAAGACGGTTGAGTTACCGGAACCGGATGACGGCCAAAGTGTCGTCATTCGGAAATTATCACACCGGAAGATGCAAGCAGCCGCGTCGACGCAACAAGAAAAAGGTATCGGCTTTATGAAGTCATTAGGTGCGGAACTGATGACCGCCCTACGCGATGCCGATGCTGATAAACTCCAAAAGCTGGAGGCCGTACAAGCCGCAACCTTATCAAACTATGATCGCGACACGCTTCTGGAAAAAGGGATTGTCTCGTGGTCATTTGAACCAGCCCTTGACGACAGCAACCGCTCCGAGGTAATCGGAGAACTTGACGAACCAACCGCACAATTTATTGCCGAGGCGGTCTTTGATTATTCTCGTCCACCGAGTGAGTCAGAAGCAAAAAAAAAGCGCAAGCGTTCATCGACTACCTAACCGAGCCAGGAGGCGAACCGCCGTATGCGTGGATACTGTCACGAGTCTGTGAGGAATTCCATTGTCTGCCGCATGCAGCCGAGCAGGCACTGGCCGAGGATATGAACGGCATGCTGTTCCAAATTTTTAATCTTCGATCACTGGCGGATGCCAAACAACGGATCGACCATGCGCCGAAAGGTGAAGTACCTACCGATGCAGCGGCGCAGAGATTTCTCCGCTTACAGATGGAAGCCGTCGGCGAGGAGTTAGGGATCTCCACCTCATGATTAACGTGGGCGTTCTTCAAGCCGTGTTGAAGTTACGCGACCAGATGACGCCTGCACTACGCAAGGCTCAGGCCTCTCTGAAAACAACTGGCGCACGGATGACGGCATTCGGTTCGTCGATGATGTCGGCTGGCAGTGCTATGACGATGGGTCTAACGTTACCTATTGTTGGCTTAGGCGCAGCAGCGGCCACTACGTTTGCCACTTTTGAAAAAGGTATGAACCGCGTCAAGGCGGTGACAGGCGCTACGGTTCCAGAATTTGCCGCGCTCACTGATCAAGCGAAAGACCTAGGCGCGACCACCAAATTTACGGCGAACGAAGCGGCAGATGCGATGGGGTTTCTCGGGATGGCAGGATTTAAAACTGCCGAGATTCTCGGAGCCATGCCGAATGTCTTAGAGCTGGCGGCTGCTGCAATGTTAGATGTCGGGCAAGCCGCAGACATTACGTCGAACATTCTCACCGGCTACGGACAAACTACCGACGACCTTGCCCATACGAACAACGTTCTCGTGAAGGCATTCACGTCAGCGAATACCGATCTCACGCAGTTGGGTCAAGCCTTCAA